GGGACGACCATATCAAGGCGATGTTTTTGATTGCCAACGGTAAGCCATTGGGTGAGAGCGGATTAAGTTTTATAGCTCTACAGGTCGCCAACTCCGGTGACTTCGAGAAGGTAAGCAAGAAGTCATTCGATGACCGTCTAAAGTGGGTTACTGATAACGAGAGCAAGGTAATGGCTGTCGGTAAATGCTTCAAGGAAAGCTACGACATCTGGAGCAAAGCCGATTGTCCTTTTCAGTTCTTGGCGGCTTGTCGGGAGTACTACCTCGCATGTCAAATGGACAACCACGAGGATTACGTTAGCGGTCTGCCAGTTGGTCTTGACGGGACTAACTCCGGCATTCAACACTATGCGGCGGCATCAAGATCATCCGCTGACGGTGTTCTCGTTAATCTCATACCCGGCGAAGCACCAAGAGATATCTATCAGGCTGTAGCTGACCGGGTGAATGAACTCATTAAAGATTGTGATGAACCTGAGGCAAGGCTTTGGCGAGACTACGGTGTTGGTCGTAAGACTGTAAAACGTAATGTGATGACGTTTGGTTATTCATCAGAACAGTATGGGTTCGCCAATCAGATTATGGAAGACCTGATGCGTCCACTCCAAAACATGGTCATTAATAATGAACTTGATAGACACCCATTCGGTGACGACGAAGGCTATAAGGCAAGTCAGTACTTAGCCAAGCAGAACTGGATTGCCGTCAACGAAGTTATCAAGTCAGCTTCAGATGGCATGAAGTTCTTCAAAGAGATGGCATCGACATGCGCCCACAATGAGATAGCCATGCGTTGGACTACGCCTATAGGCTTTCCTGTCGTTCAAAGATACAACGACTGGGACTTAAAAAAGATTAAGCTATATTTACATGACCGGGAAGCTAAAGTGTACAAGCGGTCTCAGGTATCTATCAGGTCAGATAAGGCTGTTAAAATTAACAAACGTAAAAGCAGGTCAGCGGTGTCCCCAAATATCATTCACTCGGCTGATAGCTGTCATCTGTTGATGACTGTGCGACATGCGGCTATGAAGGGCGTTAAGGATTTCTTCTTAATTCATGACAGCTTCGCCACCGTCCCCGGTGATACTTGGCTGATTTATGATGCCATCCGTTATAGCTTCGTAAACATGTATGAGGAGTGGTGTTTATACTCATCGATACTTGAAGAAGTTAAACAGCAAATACCTCTTAGTGCGGTTGATAAATTACCAGAAATCCCGGCTAAGGGTGACCTCGACATAAACGTCGTCCTAAACAGCGAGTACTGCTTCTCGTAACCAATAAAAGGTCAAATCATTATGCACCCTCGTGAGAAAGCAATCGGGGAGGCTTTGTTGTGTCTACAACGTGGCTTACCCATGCCAAAGGAACTGTCTAAACGCCTTAAAGATTTGGACATCAACATCCATTCATTACTCGAACAGGAGAGACAAAAAGATGGAAATCAAATACGTTACCCCGATTGGTGAGCTAATTTACCCTCATGTAAATCGTGAAGACCCGAAGTACGGCAGGTACAAAACAATATTTAAGCTCTCGATGGCTGATGCCAAAGAGTTTATTGAGAAGTGTCATAATTTAGCCAAGGACGAGTTCAGAACTGTCGAAGGTGTGCAGTTGCCGTTTACTGTCAACTCCGACGTAGCTGAAGTTGAGATTAAAGCGTCATCTAAATATGTACCAGTCATTGTCGATGCTTCGGCACAGCTCCTTATTCACGAGGAAGCTCCAGAAATCTATGGGGGTACTAAGGCCAAGCTAAAACTCAAACTTAAATGCACCGAGGTTACTGGAAAGAAATACGTCAGTGCATATTTAGGCGCAGTACAAATCATCGAGCTTGCGTCAATTCCATCTGGGTTTGAAGCAGTAGAAGGTTTTAACAGTGCCAAGGAAGAACAACAATCAGAACCAGCGGCATCAGACTTCGATAAGTACCAAGTCTCCGCATAAATTCAGGTCAAACTTTGAACACAAGATTGCCGAGCAGATCACTGATGGTGGACTGTCGGTAGAATACGAAACAGACAAAATTGCTTATGTTATACCCTCGCGACATTCGCAATACTGTCCCGACTTCAAGCTACCCAAACCCGGTGGCTTTTTTTATGTCGAAGTCAAGGGTCGTTGGCTGGTCGAAGATAGGCATAAGCATCTGCTTATCAAAGAACAGCATCCAGACCTAGACATCCGTTTCGTATTCCAAAACGCAAAGACAAAACTCTACAAGGGTTCGCCAACGACGTATGCCGCCTATTGCGAAAAGCATGGGTTTACCTACGCCAACAAGCGTATCCCTGAGGATTGGCTTTGCTTGCCTTAGCGACAACCGCCAAGGCTAAGGAGAGACCCCTGCCAGCCTTCTCCCTCCCTCTCTCGGCTGGTGGGGGTAACTCATTTTTGGAGAGCAATATGTCAGACCATTCATCATCAGAATTATATAAAGCTTCCTGTGAAAACTGCGGAAGCTCAGACGGATTAGGAGTTTACGATGACGGACACACCCACTGTTATGTCTGCCAAACAACGCAACAAAATAGCCCAACAGCTGTCCAGTTACCGATTCAGACAAAGAAGAAAGAGTTTAGACAAGCACTATTACCAAGCGAAGCTCAAGCACTCCCCCACCGAAGAATAACAGAGGCTACCTGTCGTAAGTTTGGTTACGGAGTAACGTCTATAAACAATAAGCTTAATGAGGTTGCCAATCTTCGTAACAGTTCGGGCGCAATCGTTGCTCAGAAGATTAGGTCGCCGGAGAAAGACTTCACCATTAAGGGCGAAAGTAAGTCAGCAGAATTATTCGGGTCACATAACTGGTCGAGTGGTCGTCGTCTTATAATTACTGAAGGTGAGATTGACGCTATGTCAGTCTCGCAAGTGCAGGACAATAAGTGGCCTGTCGTCAGTTTACCGAATGGTGCATCTTCAGCTCGTAAGGCTCTCCAAACCCACTGGGAATACATCGACAAGTTCGATGATGTTGTCTTGATGTTTGACCAAGACGAACCCGGGCGCAAGGCGGCTGAGGATTGTGCAGAGGTTCTACCAGCTGGCAAGTGTCGTATTGCACATCTTCCCCTCAAGGATGCAAACGATATGCTTCTGGCTGGTAGAACCAAAGAATTAATAGAGGCTATCTATCAAGCAAAGCCATACAGACCTGATGGTATCAAGAGCGCATCAGATTGTTTAGACATCGTCCTTAAAGAAAATGAGGTCAGTGACACTAAATATCCGTATCCATCACTCAATGATATTACAAAAGGTCTTAGACGTTCTGAGCTGGTAACTGTAACCGCCGGGTCAGGTATGGGTAAGACTACCCTCGTTCGAGAGATTGCTCACAAGCTACTCTCTGACAATAAACGTGTCGGTCTAATTATGCTTGAGGAGAGTGTTAAAAGAACACTGCTCGGGCTGATAGGTATCCAGCTAAACAAAAATATAACAGTTGACCGGACAGAGGTTGACGATGCTGACATATCGTCAGCTTTTAAAAACATGTTCGATGATGACAGTCTTCAGCTGTACGATCACTTCGGCAGTACTGACGTTGAAGTTGTTACTAACCGCATACGTTATATGGTTCAAGCCCTCGAGGTTGAGTGGATTATCTTAGACCACATATCAATTCTTGTAAGCGGCTTGGCTACTAATGATGAGCGAAAACTCATTGATATGGCGATGACAACTCTGCGAACAATCGTTCAAGAATTAGACATTGGAATGATTGTCGTCTCTCACCTGCGTCGCCCAGATGGTGACCGGGGGCATGAGGACGGAGCGCAAGTCAGGCTTAACCAATTGCGTGGCTCACATTCAGTAGCCCAACTCAGCGACATCTGCCTATCCCTCGAAATCAATAAAGACAGTGGTGAAGACATGCGTCAACTGCGTGTCCTCAAAAACAGATTTACAGGTGAGGTCGGCCTTGCTTGCACCCTGCAATACGACAGGGACAAGGGGCGGCTTCAAGAAATTAGTAACTTTTAAAAGGAGATCAACATGAGCGAATATAACGATGAACGCAACGACAGAAAGTATGCAGTCGTAGACATGATGGTTTGTGACAAGCCACAAGTTGTAACCTTAAAAATACCTATGCACGATTATAATGACATGGCTGAAGGTGATTTAGTTAATTACATTTCTGACTATAAAGTCGGCTGGTCATGGCAAGAAGACACCCACACAAACGTGCTTGGGGTCACTTATACGGATGCAGACTGATGCGTCTCGTATTTGATTTAGAAACTGATGGTCTGCTTCCTAACCTAACTAAAATTCATTGTCTTGCAGTCAAGGATATTGACACTCAAAAGGTTTACAGCTTTGAGCCAATTGATGTTGGTCATGGCATCCGAATGCTATCCGAAGCTGATGAGCTGATAGGTCACAACATTCTTTGTTTTGATATTCCGGCAATCAATAAGGTGTTTCCCCAAGTTGACATGTCGAAGCCTAAGCTGACTGATACACTAGTCTTGTCTCGTTTAATTCATTCGGATATACGGGCAGAAGATTACGAGTACCGTGCATTGTTTCCGTCAAAGCTCGTGGGTAGTCACTCACTAAAATCTTGGGGTGTTCGTCTTGATAATGACAAGGGCGACTTCGATGGTGGTGACTGGCAGACGTGGTCACCGGAGATGCAGACCTATTGTGTTCAGGATGTTGAGGTCAGTTATGACTTATACAAACACCTCGATCCTGAAAACTTTAGTAAAGATGCCATAGACCTTGAACATGATGCGGCTCTAATTTGTGAGCGTGTTGGTAACACTGGCTGGGTGTTTGATAGTGAAAAGGCTGTAAAGCTTTACTCTAAGCTTGTTGATGAGCGAGATAAACTTGAGGTTGAATTCTCAAAGTTGTTTGAGCCTTGGCAAGTTGAAACACCCTTCGTGCCAAAACGTGATAACAAGACCAAAGGTTATGTGAAGGGTGAGTTGTTCACGAAAATTGAAGTTGTACACTTCAACCCAAATAGCCGACAGCATATAGAACACTGTCTCAAGCGAAAGTACGATTGGAAGCCGTCACAGATTACGGAAGGTGGTCGTGCAAAGATTGACGAGAAAACGCTCAACGCACTCGAGTATCCTGAAGCTAAAAAGCTTGCGAAGTTCTTCTTGTTACAGAAAAGACTAGGTCAGCTCAATGAGGGTCGGCAGGGTTGGATGCGTCTTGTTGATAAAGATGGTAGACTGCGTCATCGCCTCAATCACAACGGTACGCTAAGTGGTCGTGCCTCACATCAAAGACCAAACTTAGCTCAAGTCCCGGCTACTCGTGCGCCGTGGGGTCAAGAGTGCAGGGAGCTGTTCACAGTTCCTGATGGCTACAGTTTAGTCGGAGCTGACCTAAGCGGTCTGGAGCTTCGATGCTTGGCTCATTACCTAGAGGATGGCGGTGAGTATGGTCGTCAAATTCTTGAGGGTGATGTTCACACAGCCAACCAAAAGTCTGCCGGGCTAGAAACTCGTGATCAAGCTAAGACGTTTATTTATGCGCTACTTTATGGTGCTGGTAACGAATTACTTGGGCAGGTCTCCGGCGGCAACTATGCATTAGGCAAAAGGCTAAGAGACAACTTTGAGAACGCTCAACCTGCTTACAAAAAGCTTCGTGAGAAAACCATAGCCGTTAGCGAAAGCCACGGACACCTGCAAGGTCTTGACGGCAGAAAGCTTAGGGTTAGAAGCCCTCACTCATCACTAAATTTATTACTTCAATCGTGTGGAGCAATCCTCTGTAAAAAATGGATGCAACTGGTTGATAGTCAGCTGGACGCTGACCAAGCCTATATCTGCGGCTGGATACACGACGAATTGCAGATAGCAACCAAGAAGGGGTTTGAAGATTATGTCGGTAATATCACTGGAAGAATGGCGAAGGAAGCAGGGCAATTCTACAAGTTTAATCTCCCAATCGAGGCTGAGTACCATGTTGGAGATACTTGGGCAACTACGCACTGATTACCCAGAAGCTTACGCCATTCAGATGGAGCATCTGTTCGCTCTGCTAGATGTACTGTCTAGCGCACACAAAAAACCATTTACTGTTACCGGGCGCATCAGTCGAGAGAATGCTTTCACAGTTGCACTATGTGCAAGTGAAGGATTTCTTACCACCCAGCTTGATGAAAACGGCTTCAGCACAAACTATTCAACCAGCTGGCAGATCACCGAAGAAGGTGTCGAGTTGAAGGAGAACTTACATGGAATACTCAATGCAGAGCTTGACAGAACCAACCCTGTTGATTGACGGAGATTTATATTTATATAAAGCCGCCGCCGCTTGCTTAGATGAAACCGAGTGGGCTGAAGATCAGTGGACTACAACGACTAACCTTGTCGCGGCAAAAGATATAGTCTCTAAAAACTTTATAAAGTGGGCTGAGAAGTTTGAAGCTAAGAAGATTATCGTCTGTCTGACCGGAAGCCATAACTTCAGAAAACAAATCAGTGATACCTACAAGTCCAATCGTAAATCAAAACGTAAGCCTGAGGGCTTTATGTCGTTTACGGGTTGGATTATGAATACCTTTAGTTACTACAAGCATCCAGTGCTTGAGGCAGACGATGGTCTTGGGATTATCGCGACCATGCCCGGTAACGAAAACACAATTATTATAAGTGACGACAAAGACATGTTGACTATACCAGCGAAAGTCTATCGTCCATCACAAGACCTGCTTACTGATGTAACTGTCGAGCAAGCAGACAAAAACTTTTACCTGCAAACCCTCTCCGGGGATGCGGTAGACGGCTACTCTGGAATACCGGGAGTAGGCGCAAAGAAAGCCGAGGCAATACTCGGTTCGCGGCCTGATTGGTCGCTCGTCGAACAGGCTTACCTGAAACATGGCTTGTCAAAAGAAGATGCACTCCTGAACGCAAGACTGGCTCGAATACTCCGCTGGTCTGATTGGGATGCACAAAACAAATCCGTCAAGCTATGGACACCGGACAATGGGTAGACGTGACAAAGAAATACTTGAGTTTCTTAAACGAGACAGGTCAACAATGATGAAAGCAAAAGAAGAAGCTAAAACCAATTCTAATGTAATTAAACCAAGCCATTACGAGCGTTGGGTTCGTGAGCCAGTCAACTTTATCATGCAGAATGATATCGAGTTTTGGAGAGGCAACATTGTTAAGTATGTCATGAGGGCTGGCTACAAACATCCAGAGGATGCCACGCCCGAACAAATTGTTGATGCCGAGATTGAGGATTTGAGAAAAGTAATCCGATACGCCGAGATGCGTATTAATCATTTAAAAGGCAAACTACCAAATGACATTTCGCAATCAATTCTCTGAAGACATATTCAATTACAAATACAGACACGACGGATGTGAGACTTGGGCAGACTTAGCTGAGACACTTGTTCTCGATGTCTGTAACAAATATTTACCCAAGGATGAAATCGACCAGCTGACAAAATACATCAGCGACATGAAGTTTATTCCGGGTGGTCGTTACCTGTACTATGCAGGTCGTCCCAATAAATATTATAACAACTGTTATCTTCTAAAGGCTGAAGAGGACACTCGTGAGGATTGGGCTAACCTCAGCTGGAAGGCTGAGAATTGTCTGATGACTGGCGGTGGTATCGGCGCAGACTATTCTGTTTACAGACCAGCTGGCACAACAATCAGCCGGACGGGTGGTCAGGCTTCAGGGTCTGTGACCAAGATGAATATGATCAATGAGATTGGTCGTCGGGTTATGCAGGGTGGTAGTCGCCGGAGTGCAATCTATGCATCACTTAACTGGAAGCATGGAGACATTGACGACTTCCTGACCGCTAAGGATTGGCAGAACATGCCAGTCGGTAACACAGGTCAAAGCTTGTGGGACATCAAGCAGGATGACTTTAACTTTCCTGCGCCCCTCGACATGACAAACATATCTGTAAACTACGATACTGAGTGGCTATTGAATTACTGGAAGACTGGAGACTATGGAGACGTATTCCGTCGTAACGTCGAGCAAGCTCTGAGAACATCCGAGCCGGGATTTAGCTTTAACTTCTTCGACAAAGAAAACGAAACACTTCGCAACGCATGTACTGAAGTTACATCTGAGGATGACAGTGATGTCTGTAACCTCGGTAGTCTAAACATGGGTCGCATTGAAACACTTGAGGAGTTTAAAGATGTTACGGAATTGGCAACTAAATTTCTTATATGCGGCACACTCAGTGCAAAGCTTCCTTATCAAAAGGTCTATGACGTTCGAGAAAAGAATAGACGACTTGGTCTCGGTCTTATGGGCATTCACGAGTGGCTTATCAAAAGAGGTGAGCGTTACGAAGTTACACCGGAACTTCATAGATGGCTTCAGGTCTATAAGTCTTGCAGTGATTATACTTCCGTCCGTTATGCTAATGCTCTTGGTGTTTCTATTCCTGTGGCTGTTCGGGCTATTGCTCCAACTGGGAGTATTGGTATCTTGGCTGGAACGTCCACAGGTGTCGAGCCAATCTTCGCAGTCGCCTACAAAAGACGATACCTGAAGAATGGAACGGAGTGGCACTACCAATATGTCGTCGACTCGGCGGCTCAGGAGCTTATTGATTTGTATGGTACGTCGCCGGACAAGATTGAAAGCGCACTTGATTTAGCCAGCGACCCCGAGCGTCGGATTAAATTTCAGGCTGATGTGCAGGATTATGTTGACCAGTCGATTAGTTCGACAATCAATTTACCTGAGTGGAATTCACAACTTAATAACCCTGACACGGTTGACGACTTCGCTAACCTTCTGGTTAAATATGCACATAGGTTGAGGGGCTTCACTTGTTATGCAGATGGTAGCAGAGGAGGTCAGCCACTAACTCCTGTGGATTATACCTCGGCGCATAATCGTCAAGGAGAAGAGTTTCTAGAGACTGCACATGACATTTGTGATGTGACAGGTAAAGGGGGTTCTTGCGGCGTTTAAATGAAAGTGAGGGTGTGTCCCATCCAGTCTCCACTGAAGTAGAGTACTAGGACTATCGCAGGTCACGCCCTCACTTACTTAATATATATAAATGTGACACATTTTAAAAGTGAACAAATCAAGAACCATGTCAAGTATTCACAGTTTATGCGTCAACAAAAATTGACGTTATATGTCAACACTCTCGAATATTGACGTAGGCTTCATCGCCGTAGCGAGAATAGGTGTAGCCCAATCTAACGGAACATCACGAACCTCAAAGTTCATTCCCGGATTAAAAAGAGTGAATAGTCCATTCGGCTGTTTAAAGGGTAACGTCAAGACGATGTCGGCTTTCTCTCGATTACAGGCTTCTTTTTTGTAGTCATCCGACACCTTACAGTAACTAAAAGCTTGGTGGGATTCGTCGTGGATATATCCTTGAGTGATTGGTCTCAGGTCAACCACGTCAACACTATTAGTCATGTAGCTTAACATCCCTGTGTACTTCTCATTGCCCTCATGAATGAAAACACCATAATCTTTAGCCTTCTCGTATCTTGCCGTGTAGGCAAACCTTGGCTTGCCTGTCCATAATTCACGATAAAAAGATGTTCTGAAGGCTTCCTCTTTTGGTTCGTCAACCATCTTAACAGTACCGATGATAGGCATAGGTTGCGCCGGGAAGAATATGTCTTGAGGAGGACACTTGAGTATCTCAGCATATTCAAATGCATCATCAAACGTCATGCGTATTGCACCCGAGATGTGACGAGACAAGGTCTCAGGCTTTACGCCTTTCATGTCAGCAATCTGCTTTTTAGACATACCTGATGACGCAATGACCTTGGCGAAATTTACTGGCTTCATACCCATTTATTTACTCCCTCGTTCAAAGTTTGTACCGTCGTATAATTCATAACTACAAGGATGACCACACGCCGCATTCATACCAATATTAATTAGCTTAGTAATCTCTGCTCTAGACGCTTTGACATCGTGTACAATTAACGCAGGGTCACCGCCTAGGTGATGAAACTCATAATCCCTACAATTTATAGCGTCAGCTTTTCTGGTGAAGAAGTAACTCTCACCACTACACTGACAATTGCTTACCTCATAAAATATCATTCATATATCTCCCATGTTTCTTTATCACCGTGTGCATATGCGTAGTAGCGTTCAAATAAATCGACTGCCGCAGTTATGCCGTACTGAAAAACTATGTCCTTGATAAAGTCCCGGGTGCTAAAGTCATCACCTAATTCGTCCCGGTAAGCTCTAGCACCCTTAACCTGATCTTCATTCAAGGTTATGGTATTTTTAATTTGAACCTTCACTAGTCTTCTCCCTCGGTTATTTCAACAATCCCCTCACCAGTTGAATTATCAAGGTACACTTCTTTGTCACCCATAGTAATGTAAGCGGCGTGTGAATTAATCATTTGAATTTGAATCTTTGAACCATCGTCAATTTCTAGATGTTTCTCCTCCCACTCTTCGGAAGGCGAAAACGAAGCAACATATCCGTTTCGAGTTTTCTTACCCAACTCCCAAGTTAGGTCAGTGCCTTCGTTAAGAGCATCTTCAAATTCAGACATATACTCACACATCGCCTCGTTACCAAAGTATGGACGATCGTCGGCTATGTGCTTTTCATAATAGTCGTTAAGTTCATTGTTGAAGGCTTCGACAGCCTGTTCATAATCAGTTTTAATGGTTACGGTTTTCATAGTTATCTCTCCTTCTCTCTAACTACACATATAAGTTACTACACTAGACTTATTACGTCAAGTACTAGTACACAATAAATCAATAAGATTATCATTTATGTCCACCCTTAGGGGGAATACTAAGGATATCACTATAGATTAATCAATTAGTTATGACGTGTCACACTCTTATGCGACCCAGTATACCGGGGACAGCTATAGAAGCCTCTACAGCGTATCTGTCGTCAACTGCCTTGCATAGCCAAGGACAGCCGAGGATCAACTGTGGTGGGCTGTGGTGGGCTTAGGTGGTGCTTAGGTGGTATTTTTTATTTAAAATAGAAGCCCTCGAGCCAATAAAAATCAGAAGACACCAGCTGGTCGTTAAAATGTTCACGGATAATGTATCCGATTACCTACGACCCCAATAAATACAACACATTAACATCCATAGACCAGAAACAGACCCCGGCTGGGTCTAAATAACATTCGATTTCAAAAACGAGGCTTTGTTGGCTTGTTGTTGTTGTTGTTCGACATCGTTAATGAGAGGTCTCCCATGACAAAAAAGACATCCCCTAAGCCCACGAACCCCAAGCTCTACTCGCGTGTCAAAAGCGAAGCCAAGAAGAAGTTCAAGGTCTATCCAAGTGCATATTCCAATGCTTGGCTCGTGCGTACCTACAAGAAACGTGGTGGAACATACAGATGAGCCTAAATAAGTGGTTCAAGGAAGACTGGGTAGACATTGGCGCACCAAAGAAGAAGGGTAAATACCAATCCTGTGGTCGTAAATCGACATCTAAGGACAAAACAGGTCGCGCCTACCCCAAATGTGTACCCAAGGCCAAGGCTAGTCGTATGACAAAGGCTGAGAAGGCTTCAGCGGTACGCAGGAAACGCTCAAAACGACAGGGAGTAGGCGGTAAGCCAACCAATGTATCGACATTCACATAATTAGGACTATTCAATATGGCATTAGAAACTGCATCGTTTATCGATGGGTTGAATTCAAGCAACCCGGCGGCGACAGATGCCTTAGCACAGGCTGACGACCATCTTCGGTTAATCAAGGCGGCTATCAAGGCAACATTCCCGAATATCACAGGAGCTGTTACTCTTACCCAAGCTCAAATAAATGCATTAGCTGACACCGTTCCTGCGCCCTCGGGGACTGTGATGTTGTTTAGGCAGACTTCAGCCCCCCTCGGTTGGGTTAAAAATACCTCTGACGACAATGCGGCTATTCGGGTCGTGTCTGGGTCGGTCAGTAGTGGTGGCTCTAATGGTTTTAGTAACTCATTCAATACTGACTTCACAATATCGGGTACAACCGGGGGGTCTGGAACACTCAGCACGTCGGCAAGCACCACGGGATCGACAACACTGTCTGTTAGTCAAATACCGTCGCACAGTCACGACATCACCGAGTCGTTTACGAAGGAAGACAACAATTTCACCGCTGGTTCACAAAGACCGCTAAGAGAGAATTCAGTCAACCTCGGTAACTACACTGTAACGACTACTTCAACTGGCGGTGGTGGTGGTCACACTCACTCAATACCAGCTCTGAGCATCCCTACACACACTCATTCATTCTCGGATACCCACAACTTTGATGTCAAGTACGTTGACGTGATTGTCTGCACCAAGAGCTAGACATGCAGATTGAAATAGAGAGCAACTGTCCACTGGATGGTTTCAATCCGTGTAGGCAAACAAAATGCGGCTGGTTCGTAAAGCTCCGAGGCACTCATAACGGCTCTGAAATAGACGAATATGGTTGTGCTATGGCGTGGCTACCAATCCTGCTTGTGGAGAATGCCCAACAGTCTCGTCAGACTGGGGCGGCAGTGGAGAGCTTCAGAAACCAAGTCGATGATGCAAGAAAAGCATTAATGTCAGAACAGCCAGTCAATATAACTTTAGAGGATTAACATGGAGTACTCATCAACCGTAATCCTCTTAGCTGTGGTGTTAACCATCATTCTTATACATCCACTTTATTAAGGAAACTAACCTATGGCTATCATACCAATCCGCAATCTTGGAGATGCCGGAGTGGTCACAGATGTTAGTCCTTACAACTTACCACTAAGCGCATATTCAAAAGCAGTTAACGTCCGATTTGATGAAGGCAAGGTGCGTCGTTCTCCAATCTTTAGAACCGTATTACCTTCTCTCGGATACAACCCACGTTTTGCTTTCGGCATCGTTCCATCAACCGGGTTCGATACCGCATTGGTCATTAGTAATGACTACGTCATCAAAGAGTACAGCAATGGTACTTTAACAGATCGCTCTGGTTCAATATCAGCGTCGGATGACCCGAGACCATTTACTGGTACAACCCTTGCTGATGTCACTTATATCAACAGACCGGACAGAGTGCCTGTGTTTCGTGCGCCAGCTGGTACAAACTTCGCCGACCTGACTAACTGGCCTAGCAATCATAGATGCGTCTCATTGAGAGCATTTGGCGACCAGTTAATTGCGCTAAATATGACCGAGGGTAGCTCATCATTCCCTAACCGAGTTCGCTTTAGTAATATCGTATTGGCTAACTCCATACCTGACAGTTGGGATGCTACCGACACTACAAAGCTGGCTGGCTTCGTTGACCTCGTTGAGCAGGATACCGCAATTGTCGATGGTATGACGCTGGGTAGTAACTTTATCATTTACACCAGCACTCAAGTCTGGCTCATGGACTTTGTAGGCGGCACGTTCCTATTCAATTTCAGGAAGCTGTTTACCGATGCCGGGGCTATCTCTCAGAATTGTATCGTCGAGGTAGAGGGCAAGCACTACGTCTTTGATAACTTCGATATCTACGCACACGACGGTGTATCCAAGCAGTCAATTTGTGACGAGCGAGTAAAGAATTTTATCTTCACAGGGATGAACCAAGCATCTAAGAATTTGTGCTTCGTTCAACACAACCCAACTCTTAACGAGATTATGTTTTGTTACAAGTCCGGCGACGAGCTGGTGGCTTTCCCGAATGCAGAACGATGCAACCGGGCGGCAGTGTTCAACTACAGAAAGAACACTTGGTCGTTCATGGATTTACCTAATGTGTCTTCGGCTACCATAATCAACCTAGACACTGTTGCTACATATGCAACGGCTACAAGCTTAACTTATGAGTTAGTGGGTGGTTCATACTACGACCAAGAGGACAGTTTTAATCGTCACGTCGTTATGGTCGGTCAGGATAATACCGCCGATGGATTGACCAGCGATAAAATCTACGGTCTTGACCTAAGTGATGCTGGCTCTATTGGTTTCCAGCTGGATACCGAGGCAACTAAACGTGCAATTGTCGAGCGAGTGGGTATTGACCTTGATGAGACCCAAAGGGGCATTCGTGGTTACAAAGTAATCAACCGACTGTACCCACAAGCTGACACCAAGAATTCAAACGACACCACGCTTACTTTTGAGTTTGGTGCATCAGACATACCTAGTGACAGCCCAACTTATACAACATCTACAAGTTTTGATATGTCGTCTGACTACAAAATTGATAGTCGTGCGGCAGGTCGTTATCTGTCTTATAAAATTACAGTCAGCGATCAAAAAGACTTCGAGCTTTCTGGGTTCGATCTTGATGTTACTGCAACTGGTAAACGCTGATGGCTATTAATAATAAAACGGATACGACAGCCAGCCCATATGTCCGGGCGCAGTTTCCAGTATACGAAGAGGGTGTACGTCGTTACATCCAAGATGAACTACAGCGTATCGAGAATTCTCTTAGGTCTGCTAACGAGGCGACAATTCAGGTTGCCGACAAGCCGCCGGATAACCCACTCAGGGGCATGGTGCGCTATGCCATAAGTCCTTGGAATCCACTTGGTAATGGCTACACTGGTTTAGTCGTTTACACTGGCAACGCGTGGGCGCAGGTCTAGCTATGCCATTCGATAGAATTCCTGTCGTCGATACTGACGACTACAATATTGAATTACAGCCACACATTAACGAAGACGGGTTTCACATGGTGTTTATTCACTGTGATGTTAACTCGACGTGGACTAAATCACTCAAGCGAGAGCTAAAGCAGACGTTCAAAGAGCTATCCAGTCAGATGGATACGCCGATGTACGCGAACTGCGAAGTAAACGACGAAAAGCATAAAAAGTTTCTGAAGATGTTTGATTTCAAACCTCAGATATTGGTGCAAGAGCCTGACAGCTCTGACGTTTACATTCTCTACAAACATACATCAATCGGAGTACACTAATATGGGAATTGACCCGGTAACAGCCGCCATTGGTTCGACACTTGTCAGCGGTGCGCTTGGCTATAAAGGCGCAAAAGATGCAAAGAAAGCGCAGAAAGCGCAACTTGAAGCCCAAATGGCTGGATTTAATCTCGCCAAGCCTTTTATTGAGGACACATATTCTGGTGGTCAAGATGCACTAAACACAGCCCTCGATACGGGTACTTACCAAGGTCAACGCTTTGCTGGTTTAGACCCCTACAGTATGGATGCTTTAAACTACATCTACGGCTTCGGTTCAGACTTCAGGGGTCTACCGGGGCAGATGATGGGCGACACGTCCGGCTTTACACAAAATTATACTAATCTGTACAACCAAGCCACGTCCGGTCAAAACTTTGATGACGCAATGGCGTATGCTACCAACCCAGACATATACCAACCACTCGTTGATAGTGCGACACGCGATAGCCGACGAATACTTACAGAAAACACTTTGCCGGGTATTAATGTTAGCGCATCGAGTTCTGGTAACACCAATTCGTCTCGTGCAGGTGTTGCTGAGGCTTTAGCTCAACGTGCCTTCGATGATCGTACAGCCGACACCACAGCTCGAATTCAAGACAACTTGTTGACTAGAAGCCTCAATCAATCGAATACCGATTTCGCTAACGCTTATAATATAGCTAACTCACAGTCTACTGCATTCCAAAATGCTTTGAAGAATTCAGGCATACTCGCAGAGTACATGAACAAAGCAGGGTTAGGATATCAGCAAGATTTACAAGGCTTCATTAATGCTGACATGGCAGGTTTCAATGAAGCTCGTGACTTCCCTCTTGAGGCTTACGTTAAATACAACCAAGGCATTCTTAACAACGCTCAAACGCAATCACCACAAAATCCAACAGGCGTTACAGCCTCACCGATAGCTGGAGCTATAGGCGGTATGCAGATGGGTTATGGCTTTGGTCAGAAATTGCCGAGTATGTTCCCCGGACTGTTTGGCGGTGGCGGCGAGATGTATGTAAATCCTTATGGAGGTTTTGGTTCAGTGGAAGGCAACATGGGTTACAACGCTATGTCACCATATCAGCCATCGTCGTCAGCTATGACTTCAGTTACACCTGACAAATTCGTATCTCAACCATTAGATTTTTAGAGACTTAAAATGGCAGTTAATAATCCAATATTACAAGCGATGATGCTTGACCAGCTAGGCATCGACCCGAGACAACAAACTAACAACACAGGTGCGCTCAGTAACCCCGGTATGGGTATGGGTGCTTTATCAATGACAGGCAACCGTCGTGGTTCACCAGCTTTTAGTCGTACCCCAACACGCAACGAAATGCTCATTCGAGCTGGCGGTGCAATGGTTGGAGCTTCACCTAAAGGTTTGCCAGCGGCTTTAGAGGCAGGTGCTAAGACTTATGGCGACATAATGGATGGCACAAGAGACCGTGAAGCCCTACTCCAAGGTCGTAATACAACTGCTAAGAAACAATCTGGCAACCTTTACTACGACAACAATAGAAACGCATATCGTGAAGTCTTTGACCCTAACTTAGGTAGGTATAGGTATCATGTGATAACAGGTTCTAACGCAGGTTCAATTCTTGATACACTTCCTCCAAACGCTATGAGAGCTGAAGATAGCCCATTTAAAACTATTAGCAGAGAAGAGGGTGATTATTTCGTAAAGGCTCAAAATAGAGCAATTGCCGCACCTGAAAGAATTTCTGGATATAAAAGATTACTTGAACAAGGTAGAGATGCCGCAGGTGTAGACTTCTTTAGTAAACTTGGACGTGGAACAGCATTATTCACTGGTAAGCAGATAGGACGTTTCGACCCCGATAACATTACTGCATACAAGCGAGACTTAGCTGATCAGATGGTTGCCGCCGCAGAGCGTATGAAAGGTCAAGGGCAGATTACTGAAAACGAACGGACGCTTCTTAGGGACACACTAGGTAACCCTGAGACGATGACAAAAAAATCCTTTGAAGCCGCTATGGCTATTCTTATCAAGGGTGAGCAACGAGCAATCAACTTGATGGAAGCTTGGAATGCTTCAACGGCATTTGAAAAGACAATCGGTTTCTCAAACTTTTCTGCCGACTACTACAAAAAGCAAGTTGGAGAACAATCAGACGCACCAGATAATCAAGATAATACTCAAAGAATAGTAATTCCATAATGTTGAAGGTAGACCTTGACTACTACGGCAAGACATACGGCTTTGATATAAAAAATGAAGACAAGTGGAAGTCTTTAGAAACCGATTGGGAGAGAAGAAGGTTTCTTGTCGATAAGCTTGTTGACGTAGGTGAGATTGAAAGACCTGACAGTTCGTTAGGTTATGGTACTGACCAACTACAACGCTCTCTTTATAAAGCCACTGATGTTTTTGGTCGCCTTACTGGTATCGAAGCTTTAGAGCAGTGGGGTTCAGAAGGTGCTGACGCACAACTTGAAGACATGCAAGCTGGTCGTTATGAGCCTTATCACACTAAAAGTTTAAGAGAGACATATAACAATGATGGTCTAGTTGCGGCTTTAGATTGGACAAGAGAAAAAGCTGTAGAAAATGTCCCCTCTTATACAATTGGTGTAGGCGGTACTGCAATTGGAGTTGGATTAGGATTTGCAGGATTTGTTCCAGCGGCGGCTCTCGCCGGGTTAGTTACTGTTGCAGGTACAATATTTCAGGGTACAGGTGAAGTTGCTGTTGAGATGGAAGAAAAGACTGGCGACTATAATACCCTGCTTTCAGTTGGCGCAGGTACATTAGTAGGTATTTTAGACAAAATCGGCGCAGGTAAGATAATAAATAAAAAAGACCTAGTTGAAATGGGCGTTGAGGAGCTAATACAAAAATTACGCACCGAAGGCTCTGAGGAACTTGCAGAACAGTTTATTCAAGAAGCATTTTCTGAGGGTAGCTCGAGCGCATTAAAAACAGCTCTAAAAAGCACCGGGAAATCTGTCGTCGGCGAAGCCGCAACTGAAACTGCACAGAATTTAACTACTATAGGTGCAACAGCTTTAGCTGGTGGCGAGTACACCGGACAAGAAGTGTTAGACAGTACAATCGAGAGTGCTGTCCTTGGTGGGACTATGGGTGGCGGTTTGACAGGTACTGTCTCAACAGTTGCCAATGCTCCAAACATAGCCGGATTTGTTTCTGATAATACAACAAAACGCATTGCCAACTATAGGTCAGCTAAACAATTTGATGACAACCCACGTCTAGCCTCAAGTGATGCTCGTGTCGCCGACATGTTCGATGAAGAAAAGAGTAAAATCAACGAGACTAGGCAAGGCACAGATGTTGCCGAAGATGTCGTCTTTAAAAACATACAAGACAGATTAAAGAATAAATTTAAAGATGTATCTGATGCTTTGTTCAAGGCTAACAAAATCACAGGCGGCGACAAGAAAGTCTTTAATCAAATTATTTCTCGTGCGGCAAAGCATAATCGTGCTTTAACTGCGCCAATTGGTGAGACTATTGAAACTGATTTAAATGAAGATATAACAGGCGGTTTTGAATCAGACCAACAATTCATTAATGACTTAGACCTAGATCAAGCTGATAAAGATTTATTACTTGATGCATTATTAGACCTTGAGACCGTCACAGAAGCCGGAATGAAGAACCGTTCAGTCGGTACTTTTAGAGAGATGGCACGTCGTTTTGGTGCAACTATTGGCGCAAGCGCAGGAGCTACCGTTGGTGGCGGTGTCGGTGCGGCGGTTGGTGTTTCCGCCGGACAGCGTACCCTTGAGAGCATAGGTAAAGGTATCGACAAATTATTGGGCTTAAACAGACCCAAGGTTCTAAAAAGAGGCGAGGCTCGTCGTAAAGCGGCAGATGTTATTGGTCGTGATTATGGTAACACCCCAAGAGACTTATCCGACCTCATACAGCGTCTAATTGAACAGCAAGTAACTGTGAACACAAAGCAAGATAAAGATGGTATTGCCCCTGAGAGACAGGCTCTTGTTGATTTCTTAAATGAAGTGGGTGCGCCACGAGCTGGTGGTTGGCTTGAGACTGTTAGACAACATGTTCAAGCCGCCCTTGATGGTACAGGAGTGGCAGTATCTCAAGAAGATGTTCTCGCCGCAATTGCAGAGTTACAAAGTCTTGGTTATTTAGATGACGCTGTAGCTGATGACCTTCTCCTCAATCGTGGCGGTCAAATTACGATACCAAAATTAATACTTGATATTAGCGATGCCACGCTCAAGTCTATAAGAGACCGTGAGGGCATAGCTCCAAATCCACAATCTGAAGCTAAAGCTAATACGGCAACACAGGAAGCACAAACTCGACGTGAAGCAAATATTCAGCAAGGTATAGAAGACAATCGCCGAGTACTTGATGCTTTAAAAGAAGAATTGGACACCGATCAAAAAATACCAAAGGCAGACAAGGCTAAACTGAGTGTTGCCTTAAAAGACATGAGGCTCGACCTCGGGCGTAACCCGGTTGAAACGATACAGAATATTGTTAAAGACCTACGCAAAAGTGGTGTCGATGAAGCTTCTATTCAGGCTTACATTCTGCCTTACGCAACTCGGGTCGCACAGCAACAACAACAGAATGATGTCGTCTTTTCTCAAGTAGACCCTATACCAGAAATTGAGACTGTCCCTGAAGGCAAACTCAACCCTGTAAAATTTAATGGTTCTACGCCCATAGTCGAAGGGCAGTCTCAAGAAACAATCAATAAACATGGCTTTAATCCACACTTACGAGTAGAAACTGATAATCCTGAAGGTAGAGACAAGCCATTATTTACACAAAAAACAAACAATAAAAATGCTGACGACCAAATTAATAATATCGATACCGTTTTAGAGCGACATCCCGATGTTTTAGAAAGTCCAGAAGCTTTTATTGCTATGCTTGCTGATGCTTTGGCGAGTAATGATGTGCCTATACCTCCATTTAAATTAATAGCAGATATAAATAATGATGGTTCATTTAACCTATTAAACACTTTAACAGATGGTCAGCTGGCTGATGCAAATAAAGGTTTTGAAAATGCCAGACAATTTAGGGAAGCTTATATAAATGGAGAGGTAACTGCTTCCGAGACAGGTAAATTATTTCTTTGGTCTTTCTTATCAAGAGGTGTCAGCCCCTATGCACAAGAAAGTATGTTTATTGATGCCTATGACGGTATAGGTCAATTTATAGAGGATGCGGCTCAAGGTAAATTTGATTTAGACAAATATTTAAAGTGGGCATCAACTATTGCTCCAGCTGGTTCAGGTCAGCCCGGAGCTGGCTCAAGTCATAATCTAAATGCATTCGGTAAAAACTTTTTAATTAAAATGTCTCAAGATGCAGGTTTAGGAGACGGACGTTCAAGACTTCAAGTTATACATGACATGATGTCTGACCCAAACATGACAGGTAAAGAAATACGCCGCCAGTTTTTAAGAATGGGTGAGGGCGTAGGTATCGACAACAAAGTTGTATCGTTTACTTTACTTGTTGCAGGTCATTCAGATGTTATGGTTTTAGACAGAGTTCAATTAAGGAACATGTTTAACGACGGGCGTTTTGGTGATTTAAATTTATGGGATGGTTATAAAGTTAATGGTGCAGTTGTAACTGGTTCGTCGTTGGCAGATATTACATATGGCGCAAGAGGCTTATTAATTTATGAGGCCATAGAACAGTCAATTCAGTCTCGTCTAAACGACATATACACAAAATTAGGTCGTCCTCAAGATGCACAGGTGGGACGTTATCATTGGGAAACATGGGTGGCTTCATCCGGTCAGGAAGCAAGTCATAGTACTGTGGATGCCATACTCAATGAAATTAAAGGTAATGACAATCCAATTTTAAATATACGTTCTAAAGAAGGTGAATACGGAGCATATGCTTACGGCGCACAATATGGTCTAGACAGTGAGGGTTCTTCTTTTATATACTCAGTACCAAATCAAGGTATTTTTAAATTCGACGTACCCGGGTTTCAACAGTTTTTAAGTGAGATTAAAAAACCTAAAAACGGTGTCGTGCCACGTTTATATAAAGTATCTGAGGTTACAAATAAGCCTTGGTATGATACAAAAGGCGTAGACAAAAATGCATTACGAGAACAGGCTTTAAAATATGGTAAAGAAATCGAAGAAGACCCAAACAACCCCGAAGGTGGTCAGCAAGTTCGATCAATTGATGGGTCAGATGGCACAAACGAAAATGTTCCCGATAGACCGCCAACCAATCAGTCCGATGCCCCCAACCAAAACCAAGAAGGTATCTTAACAAGTTACTCGATTGTAGACCCACAGCAGGAGTTTGACTTTGACGTTCAAGGTATTCCCAGTAGACCCACCACAGATGGTCAAGCGGCAAGAGAAATCAAAGAAAACCTCGAAGAAGCCGAAGGTCTCATCGAGTTCGGTAAGCCCGGCAGTCCATTCGAAAACGGCATTAAAAACTACAAACAACTGAATGCTGTACTGACTGCACTTGGTTTGGCTAATAGATTATATATCGTGCCAAGTCGGGCAGAGATGAAGCGTGTTGCCGAGAAATTTGGTGCTAAATTACCGTCTGATACTTTAGGCTTAATGGGCTTTCACCTTCCAGATACACAAACTGGTAAAACAAAAGCTATCGTTGTCTTACAGCAGGGTAAAGGTGGCAAGACAGTACCTCAAGATAGTGAATTTGTAACTGCCATACATGAGCTTGCTCACACAATAGAGTTTGCCACTCTAAAAAACTATAGCAATGTTCGTTTAACTGCTGTCTCTAGACCTTACGGTGTTAAAACTGAGAGAATACAAGAAGGTTCTTTAACAGATATACTTAACGATTATATTAACGAATTAAGTCGTGACAAACGTGTCTTTGATAATGACCCAATAATTAAAGAAATTCGTCAAATACAAACTACTGAAGGAATTACTGTTCCAGAGGGTCAAGAGCCTAGATTACGTCCAAGTTACAATATCGAAGGTTACATGAAAAACTACGACGAAGCTGTTGTCAAAGCTGAGGCTGAGGGTAATAAAGCTAAACTTAGCCGTGAAGAATTTATGGCTGATGCTCTCGATAAAATACGTCGTCAGCAAGAAAACTACTACGAAAAAGCCGATGAATTTACTGTAGACGCTCTTATATTCATGATGGCAGAGCCAAAGATTGCCAAAGAAAAATACCCTAATATCTACAAATTTATTAAGGATGTCATGGATGGCAAAGACCCAAAGGGTATTGACAACACCCTCAAAAAAGACGGCAAGATAAAATTCTACACTGCACCATTCTCAGTAATTCTAGCGGCGGTCTTATCTGCAATGGGTATGGCTGAGGACGAAGAAGAGATGCCGCCAGTAAGCCCTCCCAACAGAGGCGCACTCACGCCACAACCCGGCGCACTATCAATCTAGGAGAAGCACATGCTTACCAAAGCATCCGACTTGGTTGTCTCGTACAGCCATATATCGGCTATTATTAATGACCAACATTTAACACCCGATCAGAAAACACTAATCCTGAAAGAAACACTTATCGACCTGCCAGCTGAACGACTTTGCACAGCTAAGAATACCCTGTCGATTATTAAGCAACTTGTAGAGGATTATATAAATGAAAACTCAGCGAAAGAAGTCACCGCCAAAGAAGGCGAAGTTTCCACAGAAAGCACCGAAGAACAATTACTTCAAAACGATGATGGAAACACCGGAAGGTCGGGAGCTGAGAAAACAGTGGGCGAAGAAACGCCGCAAAAACCCCGGGCGACCAAAAGGAACACCCGACGGGTTCAGAAAAGCTGAAATTGAACCAATCAGGAAACAGGCAAAAAAGGATGCCGAGAGGATAGTAGAAATTATGACTGACAAAATGGATTTACCAGAAGACGAATATAGTCAGGAAGCCATGAAGACAGCTGTTGAAATCATGCGTGTCCCCGGTAGTCCGAGAGAAAGACTTTCTGCGGCGAGACTTGTTCTCGATTTCACCAAAGCCAAACCAGCGTCGAAGGCTGAACTGAGCATATCAAAAGCTGAAGACTTTTTAAGTAGTCTTCTAGAAGAGGAAGAGCATGGACAAGAAGTTACGACAGGTCAGGAAGAAACTACTAACTGACTTCAGCTTCTACTCTAAAAGCGCACTTAAAATTCGAACAAAGTCTGGTGAGATTGCACCACTAGCACTCAACAATGCACAACAAATTCTAGACGGTGCTGTAAAAAATCAACTGCAAACCGACAAAAAGGTTCGAGTAATAATCTTGAAGGCTCGTCAGCAAGGTTTGTCAACATATGTGGGTGGTTATCTTTACTATGCTGTGAGCCAGCAACCAGCTCGTAAAGCCATTGTGATTACGCACCACGCAGACAGTACTCGTGCGTTGTTTGATATGACTAAGAGGTTTCACGAACATTGCCCGGAGATACTAAAACCTCACACTAAGTATTCTTCAAGACGTGAAATATCATTCGATGTTCTTGATAGCTCGTATGTCGTTGCGACAGCTGGCGGCGATAGTATCGGGCGAGGCGAGACGCTTACTCATGTCCACGCATCCGAGTTAGCATTCTGGTCAAAAACTCAAGCTGAAGAAAACTGGAACGGTCTCATTCAGGCAGTACCTAATGAACCCGGCACAGCTGTGTTTGTCGAAAGCACGGCGAATGGGGTTAACGGTCAGTTTTATGATTTGTGGAAGGGAGCTGTTGAAGGCACTAACGGATATGTTCCGGTCTTCATACCTTGGTTTACCGACCCTACATACATTGAGGATGTACCAGACAACTTCGAGAGGTCACCTGAAGAAGAAGAGATATCAGAAAAGTATGACCTGAGTGATGCACAGCTGATGTTTCGTCGTCGTAAGATTGCTCAAAACGGAGCTGACTTATTTAAGCAGGAGTATCCGGCAGAGCCTGAGGAAGCATTCTTAACAACTGGTCGCCCGGTGTTTAACCCGGAGCAACTCACGGAGTGCCTTGGTGAAGTTCGTGATATGGATGAACGTCTAGCACTTGAAGGTGAGGACTGGGTAAACCATTCGAGAGGTGAGTTAACAACTTACATTGGTCACAGACCCGGCGAAGATTATGTAATCGGAGCTGACGTTGCGATGGGTGTTCGAGGTGGTGACTTTTCAGTTGCTCAGGTTCTCGACAGTAAAAAGCGACAAGTCGCAACGTGGCGAGGTCAGGTGCATCCTGATTACTTTGCTGAGATTTTATACGCACTGGGTGAGTACTATAATGATGCTTTTATTTGCGTCGAGAATAATGGTCACGGTATTTTAACGTGTACTCGTCTCGGCAAAGATATGGCTTACCCAAACTTTTACACCGAAGTCCAACATGACAAGCTTACTGATCGTGAGACTGTCAAGCTTGGTTTCTCAACAACAGCAAAAACCAAACCAATGATTATTGACCAGCTTCGAGCATCAATGCGTGAAGAAGAGCTGGAGTTAAATGACAAAGTCACCATTCGTGAAATGCTTACTTACATCGTTACTGAAAGCGGAGCGATGCAAGCTGACGGAGGGTGCTTTGATGACTGCGTCATGTCATTAGCCCTAGCGAATTACGTTCACGACGGTGCGAATTGGACACCTATTGAAAGCGGAGACGAATTTTATGTGGAAGTATTATAAATGAGTGAATACGAACCTCTCGACGATATGGATATCGTAAACCTTATCGACCAGAACATTGGAGTGTCGGTTGGTTACTACGACAGCGAACTATCGAACGAGCGAAAAGAAGTCGTTGATTATTATAATGCACACCTTCCTAAACCAGCTCACGACGGCAACAGTAAATATTGCAGTATGGATGTTTACGATGCTGTCGAGGCGATGAAGGCGGCTTTGGTTGAGACGTTTAGCAGTGGGAACAAGATTGTTCGTTTTGCCGCAAGTTCTCCCGAAGATGTGCCTCTCGCCGAAATTGCCACAAGGTATTCTGACTATGTTGCCTTTCAACAAAATGATTTATTCAGCGTTTTAAACCAAGTTGTTCACGATGGTCTGACAGCTCGTGTTGGTATTTGTAAAGTCTTCTGGGAGCAGAAAGAACGCAAGACTATGCAATACTTCGAGGACTTGTCCGAAGACGAAGTAAACGCATTACTTGCTGAAGATGACGTTGAGCTAATCGAAGAAGAAGTTGACGAGCTTGGTTTACGTTCCGGCTCAATCGAAGTCACCAGCGATGCAAGTCAGGTAACCATCAAACCTGTTGCCCCCGAAGAATTTCTTATCGAGCCGCAAGCTAAAAGTTTAGAGGATGTCAACTTCTGTGCATACCGCACCAAGATGACAATCAGCGAACT